TATTTCGAGTACGCAGCTGAAGGGAACACGCTGACCCTGACATCTACCAAATCGCTATGAGGAACTATAAGATAGACTTCCGGAACCAGGTGCGGCAGCTCCTGCCGGAACACAAGCGTCAACCCGTCCGTCTGCGGATTCTGCGGGCCTTTGTAAAGCCGCTGGCGGACCTGTTCGCCGCCTTCAGCCTGTGGCGCGACGAAACCCGGAAACTGCTCAACGTGACCAATCAGGAAGGAGTGCTCGAACAGTTCCTGCGCAACAAATACGGAGCGGCGGACATCACGATCGAATCCTACCGTGAAACGGGGTTTGCGGTCGGGATACGCTCCGAAGGTGTGGGCGTGGCAGTCCCCGTGGGACTGAACAGGGGCGAAGGTACTCCGGCGGTAGTATCGCTCCGGGGAGAGAACCGCGAGCAGTTCGGGGATGTGGACTTCATCGTCCATATTCCGGCAGGTGTCGATGCCGAACAGATACGGGCCGACATCGAGAAATACAGGGCTGCTTTAACAACGTATAAAATAGACCAAAGATGAAAAGACAAACACAAGTGCTCGGCGTCCGTAACTGGTACGGCGATGCGTTCGTATCACTCCAGGAGGAGCCGCTGAAGGTGATCGACGGTTTCTTCTCCCAGTACGGGGCTTTTGTCCTTTCCGGATGCGAGGTGAAGGCAAACGGCAGTAAGTACGACGTAGCGCCCGGTCTGGTCGTGCTCGAAGGGCCCGGGGCCGACAATGCGACGGTCAAGGTCGTCGTGCCCTTTGCCGGGATTACTGCGACAGCCCTGCCCGTCTACCTCACACTGGGCTACGAGACCGAAACGGATGTCTACAACGACGGCAACGTCAAGCCCATCGCCCACATCTACAAGGCTGTGGCAACAACCGTAAAACCTGCGGGCAACTATGTGCAGATCACCCGGGACGGCGGCGTGCGGTTCATCGACGCGATTCAGGATGCTACACATCGGCTGATCACTGATAACGAGCGCACTGCTTGGAACAAGGCCATTCAGGACGTAGCGAAATATACACCATTCGATTACGTTGTGGATAGCAACGCTACTTTGGCTGGACTGAACAACAATCCCAATGCGACGTGTGTTCTGATCAAGAAAGGGACATGGACGGCTCCATCAAGTGGCATTCTGCTGCATCCCAATACCAAACGGATTGTTGGACAGCCCGGAAGCCTCGTCCAATATGCAGGTAGTGATTCATGCTTAAAGTACAGCACAATTCCAAGTTTAGAGAGTGGTTACAGCGCCCATGGAGTATGTGTAAAAACGACGGGACAAGGTCACGGATTTGTAAATATGGTTAACCTGGAGGACTGCAAGTGCGAGGGTGCTGATATTTATACGCCAGATGATCCCTATTGTTTTTTCAAATGCAAGAATCTGACCCGTTGCTCCATATTTATCCACTCGAAAAGTCATCAGGCTTGGGGGTTTATGGAGTGCGAAAATATGCTGCAATGCAATGTAAGATCAGATGAATATTCGATTGATTCGGTTGGAATCTATCATTGCAGAAACCTTACTCAATGTATCAGCGATGGCGGTATACGTTTCAGTTACAATGTATTCATGTGCCAGAGTAGTAGGTATGAATACAGTTATTTCAGCTCCACCGATAATGAGAACTACAAATGTGCCGACACAATGAATGGAGGCTGGAATAAGATCATTACGGCATGATCGTCATTCACAACAACCTGATTCCGCTGGGCAAGGCCCGGACAATCAACTTTTTCGGGGTCCTGTTCACCAAGAACAAGAACCTGACACCAAAAACAGAGAACCACGAAGCCATACACACCCGGCAGCAGATCGAGTGGCTGATCCTCTACGCGACGGCGCTCCTGGTGCTGATTCCTGCCTGCGGATTATCCTGGCGGTGGCTCTGCACTGTGCCGATCTGTTACCATGTCGTCCTGTACTGTACCCTTTGGGCCCTCGAATGGTTGCTGCCGCCATACGACACGGCATACCGAGACATAGCCCTTGAGTGGGAGTGTTACGACAACCAGGCCGATCAGATGTATCTGAAACGCCGCAAATGGTTCGCATGGGTTAAATACCTGTTTAAACGACCTGTAAAATGATACCGAAATTACCGATATATGCCAAAGGCGACAGCATGGGGATTGCTGTATATCCGACGGGAGTTTCTCTCGAAGAGGTGGAGATCGACATGTTGGTTTACACGACCGGGAACGGGCCGAGAATTTACGGATCGACGCAAGGCAGCGGGCTGCCGATCGTCAAAGGAACAGATCGGGCTGTGTTCAATATCCCATCGTCGGAAACCGGAAAACTCGATGCGGGTATCGCAACGCTCGAAACGACCTATACTGTAAAGGCGTCAGGTTATAAAAAAACATTGACCAACCGATTGCTTATACTTACAGATACAAAAATAATGGATTTTTATGGATGATAAACTAACCCATATTATCCTGACAGATCATGCTTTGCGTTATGGACTGGACGGAAAGTCGGCCTATGAGATCGCACAGAAGTATGGTTATGAGGGAACCGAACAGGAATATGCAGAAGGACCTGTCATCGCAAAAGACAAAGCTAATAAGGCTGCTGATAGTGCGGATAAGGCTGCTGAACGTGCAAAAAAATCAGCCTCAAACGCCGACCAGCAGGCTGCGCGTGCGAAATCTCTGGCCGACCACCCTCCGAAGATCGTAACGGCCGACGATACGAATTACTGGGCCTTCTGGGATGAAGAGGCGAAAGACTATATCACCTCATCCGTCCGCTCGGATGGCGGTCCGATCTTCGCCACGTTCGACATTGATCCGGCGACAATGCTTTTGGGCGTGAATTACCAGCCCGGCTACGGCCGCGGTTCCGAGTTCGAACTCAAGGATGATGGGCATTTGTATTACGAAATTAACGACTGACAGATATGGCAAAGACAAATTTAGGGAAAGTGGGCCTTACGCCCAAAAAGGCGTATTCGGCGAGCATTACATACGAGCGCCTGGACTTCGTGACAGCGGGCGATTCGTCCTACGTTTCACTCCAAGACAATAACCTCGGACACCCGGTGACGGACGGGGCTTGGTGGCAAGTTTTGGCGTCCGGGGCCGCTTCGACGGATGCCGCAACAGCCGCCCTCGCCGCTGCGGCCGCAGCTCTCGAAGCCGCCGCAGCGGCCGCCCCCGTCGTTGTCAATGTCGAAGGTGCGGACGTAACGATCAACGTCGAAGGCAATCACAAATACATCTGCGGGAAGCTGACCTCGCTGAAGATCGGGACCGTGGAGAAGTCGGCCCGAACTTCGGCGATCTTCTTCACATCGGGAAACGTTGCCACGGAACTCACCTGGTCGGATGACCTCGTGGACATCATCGGCTACAAGACCCCGGCGCCGAACAAGGCCTACGAGATCAATATCGAGGAACTCCGCGCAATCATCGAGTAGCCATGGACCGCAGACGAAGTTTGTTGAAGATCGCCGCGCTTCGCAGCGAGCGCGAGCGGCAGGTGGGGGTGAATATCGGGAAGGAACAAAATATCGATTCATCTTCGATCACGGCCTTTATCGGCGCGCCTGTTCCTATCGGCACGGGTGACTTCACACTTGAGTATTTCGGTAACGCGTATTGGGCGACAAAGTCAAAGACACCTTTAATATTCAACGACAGTACCCATTCTACCTATTCGAAGGGGTCTTTTTTGGTATACGGAGACTCCGAATTAGCCATTCGATGGGTGCTGTTCGAAGCGCCAATGTCAGGTGCGCCTACCGACGATTCGATACTCTTATCAGCGGGAGACAGGGAAACGCCTTTCCACTTTGTGGTTACTCGTAAGGGGACAACCGTGAAGGCATACTTCAACGGTGAACTTAAAGCGACCAAAGAACAGTCGGCAGTTAAAGATTTGGGGGATTTCCGGTTGGGCATGTCCAATGGCTCTAATATGGTCATGACGCGCATCTACAACTACGCCCTTTCCGCGGAAGAAGTAGCGGCCCTCTACAACGACGGTGATCCCGCGGGGTATGTGCTTCCCGGCACGATGAAGGGTTTGATGCCGGTTGAAATCGTCGGCGAAAATTCCCATACATGGACGGGTGTCGATGATTCTAATTACTCCCATATCGTAAGAGTTTCGAGGCCATTCACAATAGGTCAGCTGTATAAAATTCGCTTTATAGTATCTAATTGGGAGGCAGGGAATAACCCATTCATCAAAATAGGGACGACGGGAAGTTATTATCTGCCCGATTTTAATGGTAATGGAACTTACGAAATATATGCTACCCCGAATGGTACTCCCTACTCGGGGGTGTATGTTTATGCCGGACTGCTCAATACTGACCGCCGCATGACGATTACCGTAGATAGCATTGAGCTTGTCGGATGCATCGCCGAGTACCTGCCGCAGAACCTTGTGGGACAATGGCATGAGAAACCGTTTGATCTGTCGGGTCAAAATTCTTACACCTGGACGGGAGAAACCGATACTATTTACAGCCGATCTGTGCTGTTGGGAAGAACGTGCAAATCAGGGACAGCCGTATCTGTCAAGGGCACTGTATCCGATTACCAAAGCGGTGCGCCATTTATTTATGCCGGCCGAGGCCGGGTTGATATACCGGCAAAAGACGGCGACTTTACCGTTATGGTTACCGGGTTGGATGCTTTTGACCGCGTATCTTACTATGGAGGCCTTAATGGCAGCGATCGGCGGTTGACGATTACCATAGATAGTGTCGATCTGATTCCCGATGTCGCCCTGGCCTGGCTCGACAGCGCCAGGCAGCTCCCGCTGAACGACGAATACCTGCCGCCGCTGTTTGAATCTATCGTGATCGGTGATGCAACTCCCATACATATTACGGGTGAGAATTCCTATACATGGACGGGGGCGGATGACAGGACTTATGGAAAATTGATTCCTATATCCAGAACGTTGAACGTCGGTTCTCGGTATCGCATATCGGTCACGGTATCCGACTATGAAGCCGGAAGCCCATTCATCAATATATCCGGTACAGACTCGGCATCTATTCCAAGCGCAAACGGGACGTACGAGTTAGAACTCGCGTATACAGCTGATTACCCAAACAGAATTATTCTGTATGGCGGACAATCTGGAACAGATCGTCGTCTGACATTAACAGTCAATAGCATTGAACCTATTGTCGAGCACAGTTATGACCTGACGGCAAACGGAATGCCGCAGATAATCATCAAATAAACCGAAAACAATGAACAACTACGCAAAACTGATCGACGGGCGTATGGAGTACGCCCCCAATTCAATCCGAACCGACGAAGGGCTTGTTTGCAATCCGCGGCCGGACAAACTGATCCCGCTTGGATACAAAGAGGTGATCTTCGACGAGCAACCTGAACCATCCGACCCTCCGAAGCATTACCGGGAGGTCTACACCGAGGAGGCCGACCGTATCCGGATCGGCTGGGAGGAGTACGCGCCCGAACCGGAGCTGATGCCGAATCCCGAACAACTCCGAGAGGCCGCATACCGGGCCGAGGCGGACCAATACCTGATGGCCTACGAGGGCTATCTGGCCGAGGGCAAGATACTCGAAGCCGACGAGCAGAAGGCACTCTATCTTGCCAAGAAGGCCGAGATCAGGGAGCGATTCCCGGATAAATAACCTGTCGGTCGAACTCTCAAAATACCGCAAATATATGAAAAGACTTATTGATAAACTCGTCGGATGGCTCAACGCCATTGCCAAGGATAAGTACCAACACTTCGCAGTCGGGGCGGTCATCGCCTCCGCGGCGTTGATCGTGGCCGTGCCGTTGGGCGCCTGGTGGCGGTGGCTGCCTTTGCTGGTGTCGATGGTCGCCGTAATGACGGCCGCCATTTTAAAGGAGCGCAAGATCGACCCAAAAGCCGACATGCAGGACATTCTATGGACGCTCGCAGGAGGAGGTATGGTGTGGCTGGCAATCTTGGCTGCTATTATTTTTGGATAAATATACCCCAAGTTACTACAATTATAAATAGAGATAGGGGGTAATCCAAATTTAAGGGACGTTTAAGCATGTTTTAAACGTCCCTTAAATTTTGCTTTTTTTGTCGATATTTCAAGATCGGAGGTTGAAATCCGATTATTTCAAAGTGGAATTTTCGAAATGCCGATTATATCGTTCACCTTTATCGTCGTATTCATCATCTGTTGTCCCACAGCATTCTGGATAATATTAGCCAAATTGTGTTGAGCTCGAATATTTTGATAAGACTCATATTCCCAAAACAAATAATTATCCCATAATCCAATTTCAATTTCTCTAATAAGAGTTTTCATTTTAACTGGATCTGCATTTCCATCAGGCAGAAAATAAGCTGTATTTGCTAATTGAATTCTCAATACAAAAATAATTTGCAATTCACCAGGAGAAAATACCTTATGCCAATCTGGCTGGCTTACAATTGTATTTGGGGCATCTTTCTCTACTCGACTTTTAGATTGTACTTCTTCTACATATTTTTTGCCAACATTACGCACTGCATTGAGCCTTAAATTAGAGGTAAAATATGATTCAATATCAATAAAGAACAAATTATCACAATTCCCTTTTTCTATTTGCTGAATCATAGCGTCAATTTCATCTCTATCAATTATAATATCTTTAAGTCGGAGATTTTTAATATCGAAATCATCTTTAGTAGATATTTCAAAAGGGACTCCAATTTTATGTAATGCAACAACAACAGCCCTTTTCTCAGATATATTTAACTTATTATTAAATTCATTGGCTGTATCTATATAACTTTTCTTTGCGTATGCTCTAAACACATTGAGAGCTTTCACGGCCATTGCTCGCACATTCTTAATTTTCTTCTCTTGCTTCCAATGCAAGAAATAAGACCCCCCATAAGTACCAATTAAAGCACCTATGGCACCACTAATAAGTGGCAACAACCAACTCCATATATTATATGTTTCTTGTATATCACCTATCGCTTCCATAACTACAAATACTTATCTAATATAATCTGTTTCTCGATTGCTGCATTTTTTATCAAGTTGCGAGCTTCTGTAATTTCTGATTCCAATACTTCTATCTGAGACACTATACGCTTTTGTTCATCAATGGATGGTACCGGAATCCTATATTTCAAAATATCTTCCTTATTACCCCGTGGCATCTTTAAGCCTTTTTTCCCTTCCATTGCGTATTCAAAAAACATATCACGGCGAAGCATATAGTATATATATTTCGGTAGATACTTATCTGTATTGGATGACCTCAATACAAGAACATCCTTAGAACATCCACCTTTTTTGTCTGCAAACCAAATTTTTTTAAGGTATGGACGAATATTGGAAATCAATATATCATCTTTCTTGTACTCCGTAATAGAAGATATATTTGCTTTTCCTACAAATGGTACAATTCCTAATTTGTTCTGAAGCATATTGTCAGTTGTGATATATGTTTCAGATACAATATCAGTGTATTTTATTGACTTAACTACATATGGGGCAACATTAGAGAGAACTTCATCATTGTATTCAATAGAAGATAGTAAATCTTCTATCTTTACTTCAGAGTTCTTTATTAGTCGTTTTGACAATGATACGGAATCATCAACCTTACCAATCTCATCAACAATCTGTTTTTGAACATCAATAGGAGGAACGGGAATCTTTATCTTTGAATACCCATCCATGTCAATATTAAGAAGTCTAATACCATTTTGTAAAGGTATTGTTCCTCCTTTGCAATAAAAATTGTGCAAAATAATCCACAGATATATTGGATTCACTTCGGAATCATCTTGTACTCTAATTCTTGAACAAAAATTTGAGTAAGAGTATGTTTCGTTATCGGTCTTATCAAATAGTACAACTCTTCCAATAGCTTGTGTATCGCTACCGCCAGATTTTTCTAATATGATATCTCCATATTGCAATGTACGTGTTGCTAATTGAGTTTTTTCAACTTCAATTTCTGCAACATCACTATAATCTAAAAAGCCATTATTCAACTTAAAATTTGTATTGCGTAAGACTTTTGTCATCTGCAATAGACCTTTTTCTCCTTTCCATAAGCCACTTTGAAAGGTTGCAAGTTTATCTATTGGCTTTAAAATATAACGAGTATCAAAGACTACTTTTTTTTTTGAATTTAAGTTTAAGCCTTTTTCAAAAATAGGTCTATCAAAAGTGAGCATATCAATTAAAGATATGCGAGATATATGAGTTTGCATACTCTCCGCTATAGGCATTGCGTAATCTCCTTTAAAAGCTCGATACACATAAGTACTTGCTTTATCGGGATTATCATAACTATTAGCATCGAAGAGCTTGGTGCACTCATCAATGTTTTTGCCTTTTTGAATTGCATGAATGCCCTCATTGCCTCGACGATTTGAAAACTCGTAGCCTAAGAAGCATTTTTCTACATCTTTCTCTCCACTCTTGACGATAACAACCTTTTGGGGATATGCCAATATAAAGTATAAAAGTTTTTCTGCCTCTACGTTTAATATCTCATCGAGCAACTTAGTGTTACTTTTTGCAGAGATTTTCTTTTTATACTCGTAATAAATTTCGTGGGCCCTTACTTTATCATTAGGTGATTTTTGTAGCAATGTAACATAATCGGCATAATTAAGTCCCTCCCAAACATGAGCCACATATTTCGAGGCAGGAGTTTCTATGCCGTTAATAGTAACATCATTTAGTGTGCGAAAATAAGCATCAACCGCAATCTTTGTATTAGCTGCAAAATAATTATCTCTACGGCGTAGAAACAAAACGACAGTATTTGTGTTGGTTGCCATAAATGTATTACTACCCAACTCCGCAATAGCTATAATATCAAAGTATTGTAATATAATCTCACGAGTTTTAGTATAAATACCCGAGTTGCTCAAAATTGAACTTGGCAGAATGACACCTGCTATACCTCCATCTTTGAGTAACTGTTTTATGCGTTCGACAAACAAGCACTCTATTTCGGAACTGTTATCTGTCAATGAATTATACAATTCAAAATCTTGTTCCGTATAATAATCACGAGTTGTTTGGCGAAAAGATGACACAGAATAAGGCGGATTGCTTAACAGAATATCAAATTGTTGATTATCCTTTTGACCATCGTTTCCTTGCTTGCGCAATTTGCCTTTATACTCTTTGTTATTACTGAAATTTGCAAGACCATCACTTAGAATAACATTCGCTAAACCATCACCATGCAAATAGCATCCTACTTTACCGACTTTTACAAGTCGATAATCCTTTTCAACGCCATATACATAGTCTGTCGCCCAGTCAAAATGGCAATTCTGCCAATTGATAAGGTGTTTTTTTGTCTCTTCAATATATTTAGAAGTATCACACCCGTTTATGATATTTTGTACTTCATGCATAAACTCGGTGATAAAATGGCCGCTACCTGCTGCATAATCTATCATATATGGCAAAATCTCGCCATCCTTACGTGATAATGTTTCTGCCATGATAGAATCCAATGGAAGACTCTTTATGATAAATTGAGCAATAGGCACAGGCGTAAAGTACTGTCCTGCCTCTTGTTTAAGTCCAGTAGTAAGTAACAACTCAAAGAAATCGGATAGGTATTGTTGGCGTTTATTGTAGCGGATTCTATATCCTTGAATCAACTCTACAACTTCTTTTACAACTTTTGCATTTTCTTCAAAAGATACACTATCATATACTTCCTTAATTGCAAACTCGTTATTCTTTTCAAGACGGAGTTTGTTCACCTCTCTTAATAGATACTGCTTAGTATCCTCATTCAAGTTGGCACAACGCTTGTCGAAATCCTCATTATTGAAGTCGCTAACAGTTCTATCCAAGAACTTCTTCATACCTTTGCTATAAAGGTCTGTTAAACGAAGCTGGAAATCAACATGATTGTCTCTGCCTTCAAGCCATTGGAACTTTAATTCTTCACCCTCGCCTGTAGTAGTCTCGTCATAAACTTTGCATAGGAAGAGTGTAAAAATCTTATTGAATGCATTACCCTTATCTGAAACTACATTGTGTCGCAGTATTTCAAGGAAGCGGTTGAATATAAAACTTGAATCCTCTGCTTTTATCTCTTTCAACTGCTCCTTTGTCAGTGCTTTACTTTGGAAATTGTATGGTTGTACCCAAGAATCAAAAATACCATTATCTTTAGTAAGCTTATTCCATTTTTCATAAATATCCTTTACATCACCATTACGATAATCATCTTCAATCTTGATAATCTCATTTACATGGATAAACTTATTGCCTTTCAATTCTGATGCATACAGCATTATTACATCCGCTTTACCTCCAGATAATTGGAAATAAGTAAACAACTGTCCTCCATCCTTGCGGATTTTTGCCAACTCCTTATTGTACTCCTTACCATATGTCTTACATTCGATAAGCATATAAGGTGTACCATCTTCGCGATTAACGCAAATATCTAATCTTCCTGATGTTCCGTGTCCAGATGGCCAAGTCTTTTCAAGAACTAAGTTTTGAGGTTTGTATCCTTTGGTAAGAAGTCTGTCAACACATTCAAGCACTACAAAATTTTCGGGCTGCGAAAAATTCTGTGTGGTTTTACTTTCTGCTATGATTTTATCACCGTATTCAATATGTTCCTTATCAAAATCAATGGATATGACATAGTTGTTGTGGTCTGAATATATCTTATGATATATACCACTTGTTCCATTCTTAGGAATAAAACCTAATGCTGTTATGTGTTTCTTTACGTCCATAAAACCTCTATTTATAATACAAAAGTAGTAAAATTCCAAATGCGAAGTGAGTTTTTGAATGACTATTTAACAATTAATGCTATAGCATTCATATTTTAAGCCTATTTTGTCGTGGAATAGGCTGCCGTATGTTCTGCCGCAAATTGTCTAACTGTATCTTAAACCACTCAGCAAAGGGCTTTCGGTTGATGGCAAGGATTAACTTCGTTTTGTCCGTCGAGTCTTTCAGCTCTTGAATCCCCGCCTTTTCGGTCGTAAATCTCCGTTTGTGTTTCTCCGAATAAAGTTCACCCGCATACTCCAACGGCTTGTCACTGACGAGCGTTGCAGTCTGCCTTTCATCGAACTTGACAAAGCGGTAAAGTTTTTTTATGCGCAGCATTTCATGCAGGTAGGGACACTATACTGCCTTTGCGATTACCTTTTTCAGAAACAATATTTCCTCTTTGTGTTTCGTTTCCTTGTCTCCTATCTCCCTGCCGTGCTTCTACCGCATTTCCCGTATCTTTCGGCTGTGGTCTGCCTGCATGGTATTCGGGCTTGCAGGACTTCGATGGTTTCCTCGTGGTCAGCTACCTCCCGATGCAGAGCGGTGTTCTCCCTTTCCAACGTCTTTACCTTGTTGCTGCCGAAAAGAGAACCGATACTCTCGGCGATGTTGGCAGCTGCGGTGGTTGCCACCCCTTTCAGCTTCTCGGTCTGTATTTCTTCACATAAAATGAGACCTTGAATATACTACGCATAACTTACTACTTTTTTTGGTTACAAAATTAGTTCTTAGTGAGTTACCGATCGCTATGCAAAATTGTGCAAATTACAGAAAAAGAATATCTTAGCAAGAAATTTGCACCTTTTACGGGAGTAAGAGGTGGTAACTGAACTTTTGTGCAGTTTGGCTTCATGTTGGCTCTGCCCCATAAAGGCAAAGCGTAATAAACATTGTATCAGCTAATTCGTTATGCCTTGCTCATATTTACATTTTCGCTATGTGTTTATTTTACGCTCAAGACTTTCCCTGCCAACCCGTGCCTCTTCCCGCCAGAAGGGGCGCGTTTGGTGTTATGAAC